CAAGGTTAGGTAATCCTGGATATTCCGTAATAAATATTATTAAAATTTATCCCGGAGCCGAGGCGCTTCCTATTTATAGTGATGGGTACAATAATGGTTGGCGCACCGAAACTAAGGAGTGGAACCGATATTATGTCACCTTTACAACCGGTACTACTAATCTTGATTTTATAGCTAGGATACAGGTTGGTGGAACTTCTGGGGTATTAATATCCGGAGTTCAACTGGAAGAAAGTAACGTACTATCCGATTGGCATCCAAACTCTAATGATATAGAACAATCCATTGCTGTCTATAAAGAGGGTATTGACGGACAGTTGAGTGTTATAAAGAGAACTTTGGGTACATTAGAGAATGGTCTTACAACAGTCACAAATAAGGTTGAGAATATCCCTGGTAAAATAACTTTAGAAGTTAATACAGCTAAAGAGGAATTGAAAAAATTCACTATAAGTCAGATTGAAATATCTGAGGATAGGATTTCTAGCAGCGTTACAAGTAACGTTAATGGTATCATATCAAGTAGTGTCAATCAATCTTCTGGTATGATCCGTCAGGCAATCACCAGTGCGAATGACGCGACTAAGAGTTACGCCCAATCTATCGTCCAACAAGAAGCTAATGCTAGACAAACCAGTCTTACTCAAATCAATAATAAATTGACAGACTATAATGTTGTTAAAGAACGAGTAGATTTGTTTAGTAGGACTTTGGGTAGAACAGAGGGAGATTTGTCGACAAACATAGCTAATATGTTAATGACAAACGACTCGTTTCAGACCATGATATCGAATGTTGACGTCCGTCGTCAGAATTTGATTAAGGACACTGATACATTCAAAACAATGAAACCCGTTGGTCAGAATAATATATCGTTAACAGTTCTTAATACTGCGGGCATTCAACTTGCCTCCAATTCAAAAAACAATTCGTGGGGAGGATTTACACTACCGCTTACTATAAATTCTTTACATCCAAATAAAAAGTACACTATTAGTTTTGAAATTGTTATATGGGAATTTTATCCCGGAGAAACTTCTATTGGCGTACAATTAAAGAACCATAATGATAACAAATATGTTACTTTTTACCATGTTCCTAGCAGTGAGACCCCAAATAAACAAAGTAGAATTCGGGTTAAAAAAACAATAGATCAGAAATCTTATTTTTCTTTATATCAGGGGAATATTGATCTGTATCCTTTTTACGTATGGTTAAACGGTCGTGGTCGTTTTGCGATATATGATATAATGCTTGTGGAAGGAGATCAGATATCATCTGTATATTCTCCTAATAACTCCGACGCAATTACATCACTTGTCCGTCAAACAAGCACTCAATATGCCGTTAATATTCTATCTGGTTCAAGAGAACTTATTACGGAGATCAATGCGAGTCCTGATGGGGTTCGCATTAAAGGTAAGAACATAGAAATAGATGGGCAAGCGTTAATTCATAATGCAGTCATTAAGAACTCGATGATTGCGGATGCGGCTATTAACAAAGCAAAAATAGCAAATGCATCCATTATAGATGGGCATATAGTCAATCTTAATGCCAATAAGCTTGTTGGTTTGGAAGGAGAATTCCGTAAAATAACCGCGGTTAATGGTATATTCAACAATGTATTTACAGCAGGTCTAGATATTGGTAATACTAGGATGACCTTTAGTAATGGTAGTTTGGATATCCTTAGAAAAGGCGGCGTAACAACCGATGTTACTATACGTTCTAATGGACGATATTCAGGCCCTACACAATTCAATGGTCGAGTTACTAATAGTACTGACTATGTTCCTGTAATGACAAATTTGTATCAAGATTATCCGTTAAGACCATCTCGTCGACGAGATGTCGCTATTTATGGTATTCGTGGAATGTTCTTGATCACATTTAGCGGTCAAACTAATGAATATGGTTCTAGTGGGTGGTTATATGTAAATGATGGCTCTGGACAAAACCACACTTGGTATGTACCGATGAAGAAAGCTCAAACACAAGTTAGTTGGCATGGAGGATTTGACTCATAGGAGGAAATATGGAAGAACAAAATCAACATAATGAAGACGAGGTAGTTGCGCAAAAACTCATCGAAGAGATGACGAACACTATCGGTCGTCTTTATGTACAAAATATCGAACTCAATCTTCGTTTAAATCAGAAGGATGAGATTATTGCACAAATGCAGCTTGAGCGAGACATCGTCGCTCATCAAGAACAATTACAAAAGGAGCTAGATCATGAGTAGATTTAGAATCAGAACATCGTATCCAATTTTTAATGCACAAGGAGTTCCTGAAAAGACTCTGTTTGAATTGTATACTGATTTGCCAACTAACATTATTTCAATTCATTTGGAGGGTTTGCATGAACCCAATCAATCTAATGAACAAGAATATATCAAGAAATGTTTGAAAGCTTGGCATAAGGAATACTTTGCAGAAATTGAATTCACAGAAACAACCAAACGCGTTGATCAATTGGTTGAAAATATTTCTGAAACTGAGAAAGAAAACAAACGCCGTGATGACTTTATCGAGACTATGGTATTGAACACTGTCATGTCTGACAATGTACACTACGGCATTGTTTACAAGAAACTCGCAGCACTTCTTCCTCGTCTTGAAGTTGGTAAGACTTATGAGCGCAATGAAATCGCTACATTCTTGGACG